ATCAACCTATTGGAGTTGGTTTGACAACAAAGCAATCAAAAAGAAGAAAACCAATTGGATCAGAATTACTTTTAGATATTGAACCACTTACAGAAAATCAAAAAAAATTATTTGAGTCTTATGATTCTGGTAAACATTTGGTTGCTCACGGAGTTGCTGGCTCTGGTAAGACATTTTTATGCCTCTTCAAGGCACTTCAAGATGTATTATGTGAATATACTCCATATGAAAAGATTTATATCGTCAGGTCTCTTGTACCCACTCGTGAGATAGGATTTTTACCAGGACCACAACCACTTGATGCAAAAATACTTACTCCGAGTGGATGGACTACGATGGGTCAAATAAAAGTTGGAGATTATGTGATTGCTAAAAATGGAAAACCAACAAAAGTTCTTGGCGTTTATTCAAAAGGAAAAAAATTGATTTATAAAATTACGACAACCGAAAATACATCTACAGAATGTTGTGAAGATCATTTATGGATGACTAAAACATTTGAAGATAAAAAACGACAAAGAACTGGTAATGTAAAATCTACTAGACAAATTATTAATACTCTTTATGATAAAAATGGAAAAATAAATCACTATATTCCGAGAAATGAACCAATTCAATTTCCTAAAAATAATCTTCCAATATCTCCATATGTTTTAGGTGTTATTTTGGGTGATGGTTCAATATCTAATTCTATTGCTATAGCAAATACAGATATTGAATTAATCGAAAAAGTTGAAAATGAAGTAAATAAAATTGGGTGTTATTTAAAAACTTCTTCATCTTCTAATAATATTCAATATACAATCAGTTCAAAAGATTTGAAGTGCAATAAACCCGCAAGAAGAGTTCTACTTAAAAATATCAATAATGATAAAAAAATTGAATATTATTCAATTGGAGATGCCATAAAAAATCTCAACTTATCCAAAAATGTAATCACAAAAAGATGTAAAGAAAGTAAAATAATTAATGAATATGAGTATAAATTTTTACCACCATTAAATAGATGGCAAAATCCTATTAAAAATTATTTATATGAACTTGGATTGAGTGGTAAAAAAGCATATGATAAGTTTATTCCAGATTTATACAAATATTCTTGTGTAGATGATAGAATAGAACTTCTTCGTGGACTCATGGATACCGATGGAACAATCAAAGATATATGTGGTGGTTGTTGTTCTTATACAACTATTTCAAAACAATTAGCAGATGATGTGGTAGAGTTGGTTCAATCTTTGGGTGGAAGAGCAACTTATAGGAGTAGAAATAGAATTAATAGAGAAAAGAAAAATGTTTTAATTGATAAGAATGGAAAAAAAAGATTGATAATAACAAAACATATATCATATGAATTAAATATTTCTCTACCAAAAGAAATAAATCCTTTTTATATTTCAAGAAAAGCAGATAGATTTAAACCAAAATATATGCATTACGTTGGTATAAAATCTATAGAACCAGTATGCGAAAAGGAAGTTCAGTGTATCTCAGTTGAAGATCAAGAACATCTTTATATTACTGATCAATATATTGTGACTCATAATAGTCACGAAGATAAAGCATCTCTTTATCAAATTCCTTATAAGAATATGGTAAAATACATGTTTCAGATGCCCTCTGATGCTGATTTTGAAATGCTTTATGGAAATCTCAAGGCACAAGAAACGATTAGTTTCTGGAGCACTTCTTTTATTCGTGGTACAACTCTTGATAATTGTATTATTATTGTAGATGAATTAGAAAATTTAAATTTTCATGAATTGGACTCCATCATTACTCGTGTAGGTGAAAATACTAAAATTCTTTTTTGTGGTGACATTTCTCAAAGTGATTTACTTCGTCAAAATGAAAAAAATGGTATTGTAGATTTTATGAGAATTATTCGTCAAATGCCATCATTTGATATTATTGAATTTCAAATCGCAGACATAATTCGTAGTGGACTAATTAAGGAATACATTCTTACAAAAATGGAACTTGGTTTATGACATTTATACATGTTGATGTTAAACTTCCTTTATTGGAAAGGACTACAATTGATGGAGTTAGATATTATTCCATTCAAGAAGGAGATGAATTATTAAAACTTGTCTCTATCACTTCTGTTACCAGTTATATTAATCGTCAGATTTTTTTAAACTGGAGAAAAAAAATAGGAGAAGAAGAAGCAGACAAAATAACTAAAGCAGCAACTAGTCGTGGAACTGATATGCATACTTTGGTTGAAAATTATTTACATAATATAGAACTTCCATCAGTTCAACCCCTATCAGAGTTTTTATTTAAGATTGCAAAAACAGATTTGGATAAAATTGATAATATACATGCTCTTGAGCAGTCTATGTATAGTAAAGTTCTTGGAATTGCCGGAACATGTGATTGTATAGCAGAATATAATGGAGAATTATCTGTTATTGACTTTAAAACTTCTAAAAAACCAAAACCAAAAGAATGGATCGATCATTATTTTGTGCAATGTGCTGCTTATGCTTGCATGTTATATGAAATTACTGGTATAATGGTAAAAAAATTTGTAATTATTATGGCTTGTGAAAATGGAGAATGTGAAGTATATGAAGAATATAATAAGCAAAAGTATATCAAATTACTTACCCAATATATTAGAGACTTTGTTAGATATAAACTTCAATCCTATGAATGAAGAAATTAAAAAAGAATTAAGTTCTAAATTTTTATGTCCGCAAAAATTTGCACAAGATATAGAAAGTATTGTTCAAATCTCAAAAGTCAATTATATTGATGCAATTGTATTATATTGTGAAGATAACAATATTGAAATTGATGTTGTATCTAAATTGATTTCAAAACCACTCAAAGAAAAGTTAAAATGTAATGCAATTGAACTTAATTTCTTAAAGAAAACTACAAAAGCAAAATTAGTGTTTTAATTCCATACAAATAAAGAGTGTTTGAAAAGTGACTCCATTTGATACCTATAAATGTTATCTGTCTTTAAAAAATCATTTTGTAAAAGATTCGTATGATTATTTTAGATATTGTGGCAAATCAAGGTCTACAATAAAATCTTTCCATGATAGACGAGATAGGTTCTGGTTTGAAAAAGTTGCACGACAGAAATCAGATCGAGAAGTCGTAGATTTTTTTGTTGCTAATTTTGTTTCCTGTTCAGATCCAGAGAGGCTCTGGATTGGAGATATTATACGAGAAGGTGAAGATGTATATATGGAGTGGTTAAGAAAGTCGCAAAGTATGTTTTATTTGTTTAAAAGTGAAATTGAAAGTTTTGTAAATAAAAAAAATTTCAATCAATTATTTAATTATAAAGTTGGAACACATCCAGAAATTATTAAAAGATATTTACAAAAAGATATTACAATTGAAACTTTAACTATTTTGGATATGATATTAAATTTTGTCAAAGATTTTGATAAAAAAATCACAGATCCAATTTGGAATTTTGTAAGTTTAAGAATTCGTAAATACAAACCTTTTTTAAATATTGATATAGAAAAGTATAAAAATGCACTTAAGGAGATTGTATTATGAATGAGTTTTTTGATTCTGAATTGGTTAGAGAAGATATGAAAGAACTTGAAAAAATGCAAACTAAACTCTTTAATGATATGATGTATGTTCCTTTTTATAATAAGGAACAGAGAAAAAAGCATTTAATTTTGATGAAAGATTTTTTAGAAAAACAAAAACTTTTTATTTTTAGACTTTCTCTTTCTGATGATTTGGAAGCAATAGAAATGAAAGAACGATTACTTGATTCCATAGAATTTCTTGGATTTGATAAAGAACTAGGATTTAATTCGTTTTTTCAAATACTTGAAAATACTATTAATTCACTTGAAAAGACACTTGACAAGTAATTTTAGATTTATTATAATAAATGAGTTTAATACAATACAATATTATTAATACGGAGAATATGTATGAGCTTTTCTGATTTAAAAAAGCAATCAAAAATGGGTTCTTTGACCGAAAAACTCATTAAACAAGTTGAAAAATTAAATGAAACTGGTTCAAAGGATGATGATCGTTTTTGGAAACCAGCAATGGATAAGGGTGGAACTGGTTCTGCTGTGGTTCGTTTTCTTCCTGCTTCAGAAGGATGTGAACTTCCTTGGGCGCAAGTGTGGTCCCATGCCTTTCAGGGTCCTGGTGGTTGGTTGATAGATAATTGTTTAACTACAAACAAAGATCAGTGTCCCGTATGTGAAGCAAATCGTGAGTTATGGAATACTGGAAGTAAAGATAATCAAAATATTGTTCGTGATCGTAAGCGTAAACTATCTTATTATTCAAACATTTATATAGTTAAAGATCCCGCTGCTCCTCAAAATGAGGGTAAAGTTTTTTTGTATAAATTTGGTAAAAAAGTTTTTGATAAAATTATGGCTGCAATGCAACCAGAATTTGATGATGAAAAACCAATTAATCCTTTTGATTTTTGGGAAGGTGCTAATTTTAAACTTAAATTACGTAAAGTAGAAGGTTATTGGAACTATGATAAGTCAGAATTCTCTGAATCTGGACCTCTTCTGGATGATGATGATGAATTAGAAAGAATTTATAAATCACTTTATGATTTAAATGAATTCACTGGTCCAAAAAACTTTAAATCTTATGATGATTTGAAGAAAAGATTGGATCAAGTTCTTGGAACAAAATCCACATTAAAGCGTCAAGACCCAGAAACAATTGATGAAGAAGAAGAAATGATATCAACAACAAGAGATGACTCTACATTTACTTCGTCTTCAAAAACAAAAGTTGAAGAAGATGATGAAGATGAGAACGATGATGCTTTAAGTTATTTTTCAAGATTAGCAAATTCTTAATTTGAAAATCACTTTTTAATTACTTTTATCCCCGAAAAAAATTTTCGGGGATTTTTTTGTCTGTAAGGTTTTTATACTCCAGTAAGATTTGGATTATAAGTTTGTTTGGTATTTTGATTTATATATTGCGATGATATATCATATTTCATAATATTTCTCAAATCGGTAATTACAACAGATAAGTATTGTGGTTTAAGAATACGAATTTGTCTTTTCTTTTCATTTTTATTGACTTCATATTCATAATTTGAAACTGTTTTGATTGGTTTGGTGGTAACCAGATTTTTATCAAGTTTAGAATATGTAATACTAAAATTTGAATCTACTCTGAGTCCTGATGGAATTATAAGTCTATCATATTCATCTCTTACTTCTGTTGTTTCATGATGATGTATTTTTGATATATCTTCATCAGATCCATATTTATCTAACATATGATAGTATAAATCTTGATTATTTAACGGCCATTGCTCTCTTATATTTGTGATATTGTTTGTAATTAAAACAACCCAATCAAGTTCTGGATTATCATAAACTTTTGATGCAACTATATCTGGGCGTTCATTATCTTCAATTTGATAAGATACAAAAGAAGTAATAATATTAATAATATCAGTTCTTAATTTTGCTCTTTTAAATAAATTTTTAACTGTAATAAAAGTTTGATTTGTATCTGCATCTGGTAATTGTGATAGATATTCCAGATTTGGAAGTTCGTTGAAGTATCCCATTTTAATAACCTACATCGTCGTCTTCTACTGGATCTAAATCATCTTTTCTAGTATTGAAAATATTTGTTTGGTAATCAGTATTATAAACTGGTTCAAGTTCTGCGAATTGCATTGCCATGGTAAGTGTAACTGGTTGTCCTTCGTCATATGCAGACCATGCACCCTCGGGAGCATAATTTACACTAAAACTCGTAAGAGCACATACTTTAAATTTATTTAATCCAGAAATTGATTTATTTCCTGTTGTTTTGTATTTTAATTTAAATACATTTGGAGTTCCAAGAAAATATGATGCTTGGCCTGCCTGTCCTCCTTGGTCGGTTATTTTTCTTGGGGCCATACCTTGTTTGAAAAAACGAATAATTCTTTTTACATTTCTTGCTTCTTCTTTACTTCTTGGACTCATACGATATGCAAATGAAAATTGACGAAGAGAAGGAGCATTGAATAAAAGTTCCAAGTTTGAGTTTGGAATAATACCAAATCCTCTTGCAAGAATACTTTCTGGAGATGTTTCAAATCCTGCTATTTTAAGAATTTGTGAAGTTAATCCAGCAGAAAGGTCGCCTTTTGCTCCATCAGAAGCTGCTGCA